TGCCATTCACCCTGAAAAAATGGAAGAATTTGCAGAGTACCTAGTTCAGAAGGCTAGGACACAAGAATAAGTGGCACAGGGGGGGTTTCGGACCCTCCTTTTTCATGTATATTAGGAACAGTTGCACAAATCAATGACTGCAAAGGAAAAACTACTGTTCATTTCTTCGTTCATCTGGTTCTTACATTGGGGCACATGTCTTACATCTTCACTTCTGGATACGGTTATCCTAAAAACGTCTGTCAGGATGTTACCTCTTGGTTTATAGAGAAGTATTTCCCACGCCATAAACTTGAGGTGGACATTGTTCATCGTGGTATGAAACGTGAGGGTGTATTTGGTTGGTGTGATATATCATCCAATAATACATCACGACCACGCAAGTTCCTGGTAGAACTTCAAACAGGAATGGACCGCAAAACATATATCAAGACACTTTTGCATGAATTAACTCACGTTGCACAATGGATTCGTGGTGACCTCAAATTAAAACATGGAAAATTGTGTTATTCACATGAACCTGTAGAGAATTATGATTATGAAGACCAACCACATGAGATTGAAGCACGAGAGCAGGAAGAAATCCTGTATAACCTATATCTGAAGGAGCAACTAGGTATGCCAGTCACCGAAGTGACACACTGGTTCCCCAATCGACTCATGAGGGATGCATACTAGGTTCAGTTCAAACAAAGCACATGACCACTGGTTCCTACCTCGTTGCCTGTCCCGAACTCGGTGAACGAGAGATTGTCTACGGTTCTGAGCGTGCAGCAGATATATGCTACAGTATGCACTGTGAGTCCGAAGGTGCCTATGCTTTCGTCGAAGACTGGTTAGGTCACACCTTTATGGAATATGGCGAACCCTCCAACTGAAATCATCATGACACAAGAACAACTCACCAAGTTTCTAACAATGTCTGAGAACATTCAGGAACAGATTCAAATTGCTGGTGAACTTTGGGAACTCAGCAACTTTGAGATTGAAGCACTCTGTGGTATCGTCTCTGATGAATTTGAAGCAAATGGTATCACCATGGGAGCACTAATCTGATGAACTACAATCTCGGACAACTTCAAAAACTTGTCAACAACATGGTCAAGATTCAGGGTGAAAATGCACCTTGTGCGGCATGGATTTACACTGCTGAGGATTGCATGATCTATGATGAAAATGGCGATCCAGAATATCCTTGTGACAAACATCCTGAACTTGCTGAACGCATCTTCGATGAGATTGGCAACATTGATCACATCTACACTGTGATTCAGGAATGTGTGGATGAAGTCACAGAAGAACAACTTATGCAACAACAGCAGGAGATGGTCTGATAATCTATTTAATTACTGCTCTCTCCATCATCGTCATCATTATTTCTGTTTCCTCATGAACCGTCAAGAACTAATGGAATCCTACATCGAAGAAATTATCGATGGTATGGATCACAAAACAATGTATCAGTATGTGTATGATAACCTCTATGATCATCTGAACAAGTATGATGAGGAGGAATTGAAAGCAGAGGTTGAGGATTATTATCCACACCTTTTGGAAGAAGATTCACTCGCAAACATTAGCGAGTTGGAAGCAACTGCACCTGATTATGGAGTCGGAAAGTGAAGTTCAAAGTTTTTGACATTGACTTTGCTTTTGATGATGGTATCGGACTGTTCCCAATCGAAGACCAGCAAGAGATTGTTGATGAAGTAATGGGAACAGTATGGGATGCTGCTGATGAAGATGACCTCATCGAAGAGATTACATCTGCCACAGGTTGGTGCATCAATTCGATAGACTACCGCCACATTCTCTCCTGAACCATGACCACTACCATCACCACACCGGACCCCGACGACTTCAACATCGATGAACTGTTCGATGCTGCCCTGGAGCACATGGCGGCAGAGAAAGAAGTCACTGTTGACTACTACATGGAGGAGTTCCTCATCTAGGACAATCGACACAGTGGCACAGTTCGTGGTCACTGGCATCTGATTCGTGTATTGTATTCACAAGTTCAGGGATTTACCCATGATTTTCTCCCAAGCATCCTGCCTCACCACTCGCCAGCGCATGTGGGTTGGTCGCAAGACTGACCTGGGTCCGCAGTTCGGGTACGGTGACCAACCCACTCAGATTGAGACTTCGTGGATTGCTGGCGTCCATTCTGAAAAGTGGGCACAAGAAGCACTGAACAAGATTCCTTCCTTTGAGTGATGTCCTACGCCTTCGTCGAATCTTCACAAATCGAATCCATCATCATGAACAACACTACTGTGCCCGAACTGGTCTACAAATGGTCAGAGATGTACTGTGAAGCATTGAAGCACAGTTACATTCAACACAGCATCAAGATGCACAATCGTTCAATTTATTATGCTGATGCTGGTGACATAGCATCTGTCCGCTATCATGAACAATGTATTGACAAACTGAAGAATGGTGAGAGTGACTATTCTTATGAAATTGAAAAAGGTAAAAAATATCTAAAAATTATGATGGTGATTGACAATGGACCGAATCGCCTGGGTGCATCCCGTAGCGTCCATGCCTTCATCGACAAGAACACCGGAGAGGTTTACAAGGCGGCATCATGGCGTGGTCCTGCCCGCAATGGCGTCCGGTTTGACCTGAGACTCATCGAATCCCGTGAGCGTCTCTATGAGTGTTGCGACTGGGCAGGAGGTCACCTCTACAAGTAGGACAATCTGATGAGTGGCACACCATCTGGTCACTGCCACTCAGAACCCTTATATTGGATTCAGTTCAAACCAAGGCAATGCATCCCTATCCCACTGCTGACGCTCACGGCACCATCTCGATGACCGAAGCGATTCTGTTCGCCACCACCAGTGCAGAAGGGTTCCTGGACCACTTCATGAGCACCTACAAGCACTTCACCCTAAGTGAGCGTGTGGACCTGGGCGAACTGGAGCAGGAGCACACCGACTGGTGCCTGAATCGTATCGCTGCATTGGTCTTCGACTGATTGTTTCGATTCTTTAACAGGGGTTCTCACCCGACCCCTTCTGACCCTTATACTAAGTTCAGTTCAATCAAACCAATGAACACTATCACCCGTCCCTTTCACCTTGAGTTCACCGAGGATGAACTGGAGACGATCGCATCAGCAATGGAGGAGTACATCCTGCACGATGATCCTGACGCCGACCCAACTTTCGATACATTTGATGACCTGATTGGTGGCATCCCTGTTGCTGACCGTTGCAACAGCATCCAGCGTAAAATCACCCAGGCGTTCTGGGTTCGGGACATGACCGACTGATGTAACCGATTGTGAAGAAAGGGTGAAGACCTCACACTTCACCCCTTCTACCCACTACAATAAGGACATCAACAAGGGACATCACCATGACTCACCTCGCACACGCTCATCAAATCGGCACCGAGATTCCCCGTGAGGGTCTCTCCTACTGCGAGGATGACAACACCTACACGCCTTACACCTATACCATGAAGGCATGGGCGTGTCCTGTTGCTCTCTGCTCCCGTCTGACCTCTGCCCGACCACTGACCACTGAAGAACTGTTCACCGAAATGTTCGGAGACGAATCATGACCCTGACCAACATTCTCAACATTGACAAGGAGATTGAACTCATTCAAGAGGAACGAAACCGAGCAATGATTCAGTATCAGAACTGCACCAACTGTCTCGTCGAACTTCAAAAACTCAAGGACAATGAAAGTCACACCAATCAGTCCAAAAGCAAAGAATCGGTTACACAATCTCATGGACAATAATCCTGAAGTGATTGTTGAACAAGAGACTGAAACACAGTTCTTTGTTGCATCTCTCAACCAGAAACATTTCTTCTGGATGAACAAAACCAACGACACACATTGGAGGGTATCATGACACTGTTTCGACAAGGTTGGCACGCTGATGATTACTTCGGTGATGATGTTGTTGCTCATCACATGAACACAAGGTCAGTCTATCGTTTCAAACAGGACACCAACTATTCAATCACACACACTGCACCATATGAACATGGTGACCAATTTGCACTCACTCACACTGAAGTCACTGCATATCATAGCAGTGGCAATGTACTCTCATCAGTGACAAAAACACTCGGAGTTTATGACACATGGTTGGACGCTTACTATCACGCGATTGATTTAATTCTTCAAGCAAACAAAACAATCACTGCACCAGTCTCATGAACACTAACACACAGACCTATCTTGTTCGTCTCTACGATGAGTTCACAATGATGCAAATCACTCGAACAATGCCTACAACACCAACAACAAGTAAAGGGATTAAGGCACAACAGAATCGTGTACTTAAGTGGGCAGAGAAGACTTATCCTAATCAGATTCGTTATGAAGTAGAACCTCTTAAGTCTAAGTAAAAACTATTCACTTCGTCCATTCACTTCGTCCTTATTATGAACACTTCTCACACCTACACAGACATGTATTCAGCAGAAGAAATGTATGATGGAGACTGGGATGATTTACTTCGTCCTGATGAGTATGAAGAGGTATTAGATAGGAAACGTTTCAATCAATCTATGGGACGCAATGCTTGGCACAATATAAGAACAAATACCTACAAAAACAATCAAAAACGTTCAAAAAACAATTAAAAATGCCTTTATAAATATACTTTCGTTTTTTATGCCATGAGTGACCCCGAAGGTACTGGGTAGTGTCTCCGGGGTTACTTTCATCGATTTTTTGGTTGTTTATGTCTTCTGAAATGTGTCAGGGTCTTGTGGTCTTAGCGCACAAGGTATCAGAAGTCAAGAAATATCAGAAAACCAAAATTTTCAAAAATTTATTATATTTTTTCTCTTGAAATTCTCGGAGGTTTATGATATAATATCTCTGTACTTATGACACTTAACAAACTGGCACTGTGACACCTCATAGACTGGTATAAGGTCTCACATTCCATCCTAGAACATACAGGGGACAGTCTGTCAAGCGGTCCTGTGCCACTTTATAAACTGTCCTTGATACCATTGACAGCGGTTTGTCAAGCACCTGTAACGGATTGAAATAATTATCGCAAGGCAGGTTCGGTGGCGATGTATTGTCGTCCGCACGGTTACCCCACCGCTCTTCTGATTTCTTATAGTCTACAGGGTCAGCAGCAGAAAACCACCACCAGTGGACAGTTCATCAAACCGGTACAGTTGCTGTGGAATCTGCCCGAATCTGACTCATTATGGGTTCAGTTCAAACAAAGGACATGACCGCCGACAACATTGCAGCAGTGTTCACACTTGCCACCGCTTCCGAGCGTGCCATCCATGCTACTTGGTACGATGACGCTCGGGGTGCTGCCATCGCCATCGCTGACGCTACCGGATTGGGTCTGGACACCGTTGTGGGCGTCATTGCTGCGCTGTCACCTAATAACCGCTGGCAGCGCAACCTAGTGGACGCTGAGAACCTCTGCCGGACCTTTGTTGCTGACCCTGAGTCTGCTGAGACCGTTAAAGTCTGCACCTATAAAAAGATGCTGGCGAAAGCGATTCAGGTGCTTAAGTGTGAAGAACCCGAACAGATCCCCGGTATCTTAAACGGTCGTAAAATCACTTCGTTCTTTCACTGCATTATGGGCGATCAGTCTGACGTTTGTGTTGATGGGCACGCTTATTGCATCTGGATTGGTGACAGAATGTCGATGCAGAATGTCCCCAGTATTGGTAAGAAATTGTACCAAACTATCACTAACGATTACATTCAGGCATGTAAGATTATCAATGCTCGTTATCACCTGAACCTGAAACCTTATCAGATTCAGTCTATCACTTGGAACACTTGGAAGCGTATTCATGGCGTGTGAGGTTCGTGTTACTTAGGGGGACACTTCTTCCCCCTAAGTGATACTCAAAAACCAAAAAAGTGAATCTTTACTTTTTTTCAAAAAAAATCTAAGACCTTAAATCTTTTTTCTTATGAACGATTAGGGGTCTTAAATGTTATCAAGTCTGAATGTTCGTCCTTGATTGTTACTTAGTGCGACGATCTTCGCCTATCGTTCTTATCTTACCGCACAGAATTGCCGTGTCCATTAAAAGAATCTTAAGATCGGTAGATCCCTTGCGCCGCAGTGGATCTCAGCGAGACTCAGGGCGTCAACCTTATGTTAACAACACTTAACAGCAGTTATTTGCGTTTCCTGATATTTCCCCGCCGCCCCCTTAGCGGGTTAAAAACGGACCGGGAACCTAACCTACAACGAACCAAAAACGCTCGATAGATATCAAAAGAAAAAAAAATTCCTGAGGCCAAAAATGACTTCCGAAACCCTTGAAGAGAAAAAAAATTCCAGGCCAGAAAATCCCACTGTACCTCTTGTGCTAAGTCTCGTAGCGTGTCTATGTTTTGCGCTTTCGATAATTGCAGCGGGGTATATTCATGGGCACATGAGTATTGCCGCCGTCTGGAAAAGCCTTCATTGATATATAAGAACAAAGAGATTTTTAGCGAGATGAAAGTTGTTCTTGATAATTACGAAAAAGAGATACTGATAGAAACGATTGAATTTCGTTTAGAGAATGACGATAGATTGGTATTAGATGATAGAATGAGAGATGACATCAAAGACATCTTGGAGAAAGTAGAAGATGAATACTTATAACATCGCCTATAATGGTGTAACAGTGTTAGAGAGAATCCCGGAGTATGCTCTGAGGAAACACACAGAGATGGTGAAGGGGTATTTGTATATGAGTGGGAGTATGACGTTGAAGGATATTGAGCAAGGAATCAAGGTTACGATGAATGCATAACTAGAGTGTACCCTGTACGGAAACGTGCAGTTCAGTTGCATGATTTGAGTGTCAGTGGTATAATAGTAATGTAACCGTTTCATTTTTATGGCTAAAGGATTCACAGTAAAAGCAGCATCACCATCAACGAAGAAGAAAGAAGATGAGTTTGATATTGCTGCAGCAAGAGAGATGATCAAAGGTAAGGCAATTGTTTTTTGTCTTCCTGGACGAGGAGTATCTTACACTTATCTGAAGAACTTTGTACAACTGTGCTTTGACTTAGTGCAGAACGGTGCAAGTATTCAGATTTCACAAGATTATAGTTCCATGGTGAACTTCGCACGATGTAAGTGTCTTGGTGCGAATGTTCTTCGTGGTCCTGATCAGAAACCTTGGGATGGTAAACTTCATTATGATTACCAACTCTGGATTGATAGTGACATTGTTTTCAACTTGGAAGCATTCTATCGTTTGGTTGCAATGGACAAGGATATTGCAGCAGGATGGTATTGCACTGAGGATGGTCGAACGACAAGTGTCGCCCACTGGTTAGATGAAGATAATTTCCGCTCTAATGGCGGTGTGATGAATCATGAGACGTTGGAGTCGATGAGCAAGCGTCGAAAGCCTTTCACTGTTGATTACACAGGATTCGGATGGTTGCTGATTAAGAAGGGAGTATTTGAGAGTTTGCCTTATCCCTGGTTTGCCCCGAAGATGCAAGTCTTTGAGTCTGGTGAAGTGCAGGATATGTGTGGTGAGGACGTTTCGTTCTGTCTCGATGCGATTGAGAAAGGATACGAGATTTGGTGTGACCCGCAAATTCGTGTCGGTCATGAGAAGACTCGGATTATCTGATGTCCGGGTATGTTATAATGCTGTGGTGGTCTGAGTCTTATGGCCGCCGCGTGGAAAAAACCCCGAAAAAAACCCGCTCTGAATTGAAATTATGGCAAAACTTAAAAAATCTCTGACTGGTGACAACATGATCGAGTCTCGCCCCAAGAAGACTCGTCAAGGTGCAGGACAACATACGAAGTATGCTGCATCTTCAAGTAACAAAGCAAAGAAGCGTTATCGTGGGCAAGGTCGTTGATACATAGTTTAGTTTATAAACTTTTGTATTATGCCTTGTCTGATTGCGAACCTACCTTCCTATGAGGTATGGGTAAGAAAAGAATATCTTACAGACCATCAAAGTGGACATGGCGAATTTGTCAAAGGCGTCTGGGTATCAGTTAAATCGATACCTGGACGTGCTTTTTATTTTGAGACATACTTACCAGAGTATGCTGCGATGTATGACAAATTGCCTATCAGTGCCTTTGTATCGTCTCCAGAGATCCCTTCACCTGATATGACGCTTCATAACCTACAGTTTTGGAATTGTATGGACTATGGAGTCACTGTGGTGCAGAAGCAATTTATTGGTTCAATGCATTATGAGGTCTACACTCGTGATTTTGGGTCACAAACTGGTACGTATATCTGTACAATCGATAATTATCATCAAGATCCTGATGCAGTTGATTATGCAACCAGTGAAAATCCATCAGAACATAAGTCACATAATCTAATTGAGTTGGATAATGGGCAGTTCTGCCTCTATCCAAACAATCGAACACGTATTTTTGATAATAGTTTGACACCAATTGAACCAAAAGTACCCGATTTCAAGGTCTCAACTGTTTATTATCAAGTTGAGAATGGTCATGACCGTGATGGATTGGGAAATGACGAGAATTATTTCTGGAAAACCGCTAAGGAACAAGAACAAAATGAAGAATCAACCGAGTCATGATTTCCTAGATCATCTAGCGAATGATTTGTGGCAAAAAATAAATAATCAAAGGGATGGAACCCCCTCAAAAAGTTCTGATTCAACCGAAAAGGAGAAGCATGGCGAAGTATCACGTTGATAGGGACAAAGAATACATGAGAGAAATGTGGGGGACAACATCTTTGATTACAGATTACTGGAATGGACCAACAAAAAATAATGATCCAGAAGAAATGGACTTAAATGAAGTGATGTATCATAAGGCAAAACCGAAAAAAGACCTGAATGAACAGGAAATTTTTGATCCAGAGGAATATAATGACATTCCAAATCGCTATTGAACCTCAATAAATACTAAAAACTATTATAGATATAGTACAGTATATCAAGGTTGGATGGCTGCTCAGATTTCCAGAGGTTTCAGAGATATAAGTTTGTCTTTTGTAAGGCATCCTGTGACAAATGACATCACTGTGCTGAAAAATGAAGATGCGATTAAGAAATCTGTCATTAATTTGGTGAGAACCGTAATCAATGAGAGATTTTTTAATCCATTATTAGGCACAACCATAGGTAGTTCTCTGTTTGAATTGGTAGATGATGACTCTTTTGACTTTTTAGAGGATGAAATTGAGGTTTTACTCCGAAATTTTGAACCTAGAGTCGAAGTCACAAGAGTTTTTACACAAAGTCAGGTTGATAATAACGGTGTTTTCGTTCAAATCGAGTATGACATTATTGGTTTACCACTTCCAACCCAAGAAATCGAGTTTCTATTACAACCCACTAGAGTATAATGTCATTTAATCAGTTTACAAACCTAGATTTTGAAGATTTGCGTGTCCAGATAAAGGAATATCTGCGGGCAAACTCAAATTTTTCTGATTTTGACTTTGAAGGTTCTAATTTTTCGATCCTGATTGACACTTTAGCATATAATTCTTACATTAATGCCTACAATACTAACATGGCAGTCAATGAGTCGTTCATTGACAGTGCAACTTTACGTGAAAATGTAGTTTCTTTAGCGAGAAACATTGGTTATGTTCCTAGATCAACGAGAGCATCCATTGCAAGAATCAGTTTTACTGTAAATGTAGCGAATATGAACGCTAGAACAGTCAAATTGAAGGCAGGTGTTGCCGTATTAGGTGCAATTGAGAATGGAAACTACATTTTCTCTGTTCCTGAAGACATTACAGTGACTCCAAACAGCAGCGGAATCGCTGCATTTACAGATATTCCAGTTTATGAAGGAAATTTACTCAAAAAAACCTTCACAATTGATGATTCTCAAGTAGCACCAAAATATATCTTACCAAATCAAAATATTGACACTTCAACTATCCGTGTAGAGACTGTTGGGTCTGGTATTGAAAATTATATTCCATACCAAAACATATTTGATGTCGATTCTACGTCTAGATTGTTCCTCACACAAGAGGTTGAAGATGAAAAATACCAAATTTTGTTCGGTGATGGAATTTTAGGTAAAAAACCTGAAAATGGATCAACTCTTAACATCACATATATCGTAACAAACGGAAGTGCAGCAAACGGAGCAAATAATTTTAATTTTGCTGGTCATTTAGTCTATTCTCAAGGTTCAACAGAAACAACTGTTACTTCCGGAGTATCTGCTATAACGACCGTAGAACAGGCAGTAAACGGAGATGAGATAGAACCTATCGATAGTGTTAAATACCTTGCTCCTAGGGTCTATTCGTCCCAATACAGAGCAGTTACGTCGAACGATTACACTGCTCTCATCCCCTTTCTCTATCCAAACGTGGAATCGGTCACTGCATATGGTGGTGAAGAACTAGATCCTCCACAATTTGGTAAAGTCTTTATTACAGTAAAACCAAAAAATGGAGAATTCATTTCGGATGTAACTAAAGATGCAATTAAGAGAGATTTAAAGAAATATACTGTTGCTGGAATCCGACAAGAGTTTATAGATTTACATTACTTGTATGTTGAATATGATTCAACAGTTTCGTATGATCCAAGTTTTGTTGCAAACGCTTCTGACTTAAAATCGAGAATTTTGAGTTCATTATCAGCATATGCAAAATCTGCAGATATCAATTCTTTTGGTGGAAGAGTAAAATATAGTAAATTGTTGAATATAATTGATAAGGTAGATACAGGAATCACTTCAAATATCACAAACTTGATTATGAGAAGAAATATGGTTCCTCTAACGAATCAACTTGCTAACTATGAGATTTGTTATGGCAATAGATTCCATGCTGACACAGAGGGATTTAATATCAGATCATCTGCATTCCAAATTGAAGGTGTTGAAGGAGATGTATATCTTACTGATATTCCTGATGGAGGTTCAACCAATATGGGAACAGTGAGGTTCTTTACGTATGTTGGAAATGTAGTCAAATACATTAATACAAATGCAGGGAGAGTTTATTATGATAAAGGAGAAATTCTTATATATCCCGTAAATATCGTTTCGACAACTCTTTTAAATAGAATTGAGATTGAAGTTGTTCCAGAGTCTAATGACATTCTGGCAAAGGAGAACATGTATATTGTACTAGATACTACAGGAAATAGTATACTAACTCTCAAGGAAGATCTTATGGCATCTGGATCAAACAGATCCGGAACAAATTACATACCACCATCAAGTTTCTCTAGTTACAAAAAATATACAAGATAAAAAATGGCAGATAAAAAGGTAAAAATTGGTAATATTCTGGACAACCTACTGCCAGAATTTGTCAGAACAGATAATCCACTTTTTCTTGATTTCCTCAAGCAGTATTATGTTTCTGAGGAGCATGATTATGGATCAATTTATCTTATAGATAATCTTCCTGACTTAAAAAACGTTCAATCATTTGCCGAATTAATTATTGGGACAACTAATCCGGCAACTGGTTTGCCTTTTGTTCCAATTGTACTTACTAAGGCATGTCTTCACCTGGATGAAACTATTCATGTTAACACTACTATTGGATTTCCCAATCAGTATGGTTTGCTTAGAATTGAAAATGAAGTAATTACATATACTGGAAAAACTGCAACTTCATTTACTGGTTGTGTTCGTGGTTTTAGTGGTGTTACGGCTATTGAAACTGCTGGAGACCAAGAATACCTTCAATTTAGCAGAACAGATGTTGATGATCACCCAAAAGATGCTCTCGTATCAAATTTAAATTTTGTATACCTTCAAGAGTTCTACAGAAAGCACAAAAATCAATTTCTTCCCGGATTTGAAGAAAGAGAGTTTCAAAATGTTTCTATTGAAAATATTCTGTCCAGATCAAAAGATTTTTTCAGTTCAAAGGGTACAGAAACAGCATTAAAAATTCTTTTCAACGTTTTATTTGCAAAACAAGTTGAAATTGGAAAACCATTTGATCAAACTATAGCGGCATCATCCGCACAATGGGTAAGAACGAATGATATTATTGTTGAAGCAATTACTGGCAATCCAAAGAAGTTATTAGCAACTACATTACAACAAGATTCCATATCAAATCCAACAGCATCCGGAGCAGTAGCTGCTGTTGATGAAGTTTTCCTGGGAAGGAAGAGATATTTTAGAATTTCCTTTTCTGAGGGTTCTATTACCGATAAATTCATAATTAGCAAAAAAACTAAAGTTATTCAAGAAACTGATTCTCTTGAAGTTGTAACTGTAGACTCCACAATGGGGTTCCCAGAAGCAGGAATGTTTTATTACAATGATGGAGTTGGTACTGTTGATGTTTCATATGCATCAAAGAACTATAATCAATTTTTAGGTTGTGTAGGCGTTGGTCTTCCGTTGCAACCTGATCAAGAGATTAGTGATGCAATGTTTGTATATGGATTTGAAAATGGAGATCCTTCTAAACCGGTAACAATGAGGACTGTCGGAACAGTTCCTGATATTGACAATAAAAACTTAACCAAATTTTTTAAAGAAGGGGATATAATTGGATTAAAATCATTTGGTGAAAGATATGAGGAAGATAATCATTTATTTACTAAATGGTTATATAATAATGTTTCCTATATTGATGTTGAAAGTGTAGACACGGGTTCTCTACAATTCACTACTAAAGCAAAACACTATATTAATGAATTTGATTCGGTAGATATTCTACTGAAAGATAGTCTGGCAGTTATTGATGAAGATGTTCAAATTTCTTCTGTTATTGACCCTAAAAGTGTTAGGATTTCCTCTACCACCGGATCACTTAGTGCATCTAACAAGTATGTGCTCAGAAAAAGAATAGCATATGCTTCTTCAGAATTTGGCGTTGATAGTGGATTTGCTAATATCCAAAACTCATTTGTAGATAATGAAGGTAATGCATACGTTGCATTTAATAGTTTACCATCATATCCAGATATACAAGTTTCAAATAGATCAATAGAAGTAAATCCGAGTGATATTGATATCAGTGGCACTGGAAATATAACAATTACTAATCATGGATTTGAAAATGGAGAAAGAGTTTATTATAACCCAGCAGCTGATACAAAAGAGAGTTTTAGAGGTGGAACAGATGTTTTTGATGGAACGTATGTAATAAAAAAAGTAGACGATAATACAATTAAACTTGGGTTGACATATCCTGCTGTAGAAAACGATAGTTTCATCTCTTTTACAGGAGTAGGAACTGAAAGTCACATCATTACTGCAGTAGACCTTTATTCATTTGAAAATGACAGAGTAAAAAATCTGGCACCACAGAGTTATTTTAAGAGATTTTTAAAAACTCCAAAAAACCAAATCGAAAATAATGACATTGAGGGACCAATTGGAGTTGGATTGAACGGAGTAGAGTTTTACTCTCCTGTTGGAAATGACAGATATTATTTTGGACAAATCGATGAAGTAAATGTAATTTCATCTGGAAGTGGTTATAATGTTTTAGCAGTTCCAGAATTTTCTGTATCTGGAGGGGTTGGGTTAACTGCTTTTGCTAATTGTTCAGGAAATATCGATTCTATTAATCTAACATCTGCAGGATTTGATTATGTTGGAACTCCTTCGGTTAAAATTTCAGGAGGGAATGTTTCCGGAACTGTCCTCAAAGCACAAATGCGTGGACTGACACATAGTGTGTCAGTTAATGACTTCTCTGTAGATCTTTCTAATAATTTAATTACATTAGCGGATCACAAGTTTTTAAATGCAGAACCGGTTACTTACATTGCTACTGGAACACCTATTGGAATCAATAGCACCAACTCATTTGTAGGTTTTGAAACAAATAGACTTTCCTCTGGTTCTACTTACTATATTGTAAAAATTGATGAAAATAGATTTTCATTGACATCAACTAAGAATGATGCTGAGAATAAAACAAAATTAATTGACTTCAATAATTTTGGAACAAAAGATCATACGTTTAGATCTAAAAAAATTAGACGTATAATCGATAGAATTAATGTAATAGAACAAGGAGGAAATATATCTACGAGAAAAGTTGAAATTGATTCTCAAGCATATCCTCCTGAGTTTGTGAAAGATGAATTTAAAACTTTTACAGGAATCAATACTCATCAAGATTATATCTTTGCAAAAAATCATGGATTTTCTGATGGTGAAGTAGTTTCATATAAAACAACTGGTGCAATTAGTGGACTTGATGTCAATTCTGTCTATAAGGTAAAGGTATTAGACATCAATAAATTTAAACTGTCTCATGCGGGAACGGCTACGACAATTTCTTCTACAAATTATGATAATGAAGTATATGTTGATATAACCAGTATTGGTTCTGGTATTCATACAGTTGGTTATCCAGATATTGCAATCACTATTGATGGAATTGTATCAGTTGGTAATACTGATGTAATACCATCATACTACAATGCTAGTGCAACTCCTGTAATTACTGGAGGAGTTGATAGTATTTTTATAAAAAATGGTGGAAACTCATTTGGAAATGATGAGTTACTGAATTACAAGAAGAATTTAAATACAAGACTTCTTACAGGAAAAGAAGCAGTATTAAAACCACTTATCAACGATTCTGGACAAATTGAAGCAGTATTTGTTTTAGATGGAGGTTCTGAATATACGACTCCACCAAAAATAGAAGTGATTGGAGATGGTGATTTTGCAGAGGTAGTGGCAACTATCTCCAATGGTAAAATAATATCAGCAACCATCATAAATGGAGGTAAAAACTATAAAAGTTCCGATACATTTATTACTGTTACACCTACTGGAGACGGAGCAAAATTTATAACAAATATCCATGAATGGAAAGTTAATAATGTAGAAAGATATAAACAATTTTTGTCAGGTATAAATGATGACTTTAAATCTAAATCAAGAGATTATATCAGAGTAAAGTCACAGAGATCTGACGATTCAACTACTCTTGCTGGATACTATCCAGGAAAATTCTATAGGGAATTGTTAAAGGATAATGTTGACGGTAACTTAGATGAAGAGTCTAATACTGATAATTTAGTTCATTCACCCATTGTTGGATGGTCATACGATGGAAATCCAATTTATGGTCCATATTCGACTACAAATGCGTTACCAATAGAAGGATCACTTGGTGATGTTAAAAGAATGCAATCAAGTTATCTAAAAGATATCATAAATGATGTGAACCTCAGACCAAATAAACCAGAAGGTTTCTTTGATCAAGATTTTATTTACAATTTGAATAGTGGAGATCTAGACGAATACAATGGAAGATTCTGCATTACTCCAGAATTTCCAGATGGAAGATATTGTTATTTTTCTACTTTAGATCAATCTTCAGATGTTCCATCATACCCTTACATAACTAAAAGACATTACAATTTAAGTGATTTATTTAATTATAATTATTTTTCAGATCAATCTGATAAAAATTTAAACACGGGTGATTATAGTCGAATGGTAACCCACCTGGGTATTAATGATTCTAATAGAGATTATCCATTTTTGTCTGAGTTTGCAAAATCGAGTCCAGAAATTACTGTTACTTCAACAATTGGTTCAAATATAACTGGAATTGATATACTTAAACGTGGGGATAATTACAAAGTTGGAGAAAAAATAAATGTATCTGCAGAAGAAATTGATACAAATATCAGAGAGATTAGAGGTAAAGAAGTTATCTCTATTGTTACATCCGAAACAGAAAAGAATAATTTAAACCTTGCTGTTCTAGATGGAACAGTAACTGCATCTTCTTCAACTGCTCATACTTATTCGGATGGAGATGTAATTGAAATTACCGGTGTCTCTACTGGAACATACAAGAATATTGAAGGTTTCTATAAAGTAGGAGTTTCTTCTGTAACTAGTGTTTTAACAGTTGCGATTGGTGCTACTTCTGCAACTGGAATTGTTACTACAATTACATTACGTGATACACCAGCAAAGAATAAATTTGATATTGATGATACAATTGTTATTGGCACTGAAAAAATGAAGATTATTGGTATTGATAGAGTCAATTCCAATTATAGAGTTTCTAGAAAAGAAAACGGAATAGAAACTTCACATTCAGCGAGTGCCAATGTGCATAGGGAAGAAGTTTCTTTCACTTTTGATGTAAACAAAAAACTAGATAATGTCAACTATGAAGTTGGCACTACAGAGTATATTGTCCCTGGAGAATCTCTTGGAATTGGATCTCAATATTCTAATGTGATTGTTGGAACTGCAGGAAGTTTCAATATTACAAAATCGATTCCACCACAAGCAATTTATATAAGAAATCATGGATTTAAAACTGGAGATGAATTAGAATATGTTTCATTTGCAGGAACAATTACTGGTTCTCATCTTGAAGGAGCAGTTGGAATTGGAACTACCGATCCATCTGATTTTGCTAGGTTTGATATTTCAACTTACGATAATCTTTTTGCTGTAAAACTTGGAACTGATTATTTGGGTATTACAACAGTAAGAGCAGGAATTGCTACTAACTATCTTCTCTATTGGATTGGACATACTGCAGATGATGCTAAATTTACTAAAAAAGTTGATAGAATAACAGCTGATTCAAAACGAAGAAATGCCACAGTAACAACTTCGGGTGCTCATGGATTAATTCCTAAAGATAAAGTTACCATAGATGTAACTCCAAATATCACTAATAATGTAACATTCAAATATAATGAAAATATGAGGAGACTTATTGTAGATCCTCTTACAATTAATGTTACTGGGGTATCTACCTCTGGAATAACAACAGATGTTACTTCAGCAATTACAATACAGGATCATGAGTTCAATACTGGTGATGCAGTTTCCTATGTCGCAGGTTCTACAATAATAGGAGGTTTAGCAACTAATGGTCGTGTTTACTATGCGATCAAATATTCAGATGATAAAATCAGAATTGCTGAAAATTATTCTCAGGCGACTTCATATCCAGCACAATATATTGACTTTCCAACAGTTGCAGGATCAGGAACATTTGAACTTGGAAAAGTAGATCCAAAGATTAATATTACAAAAGGAACAAATGTTGCTATTGCTGTTTCTGACGCATCTTTGTTGAGTTATAATATTAATTTTTATACTGACAAAAATTATAAATCAAGATATGATTCTGCACTCATAAACCGAAATGCAGATCCTGGTTCAACTGGGGCAGAGATTAACGTTTCAGTTGCAAGTTCTTTGCCAAAAGTTTTATATTACAAAGTTGAGGGAACTAGCACAAATGCATATAAAACAAAAGATCTTTTTGTTGTAGGTGAATCTAGTTTTAATGTATTCGACTCCAAGTATAATGGTTCTTATGATGTAGTTGGTTCTTCTAGTACTACTTTTACTATTAATCTTTCAACCAAAGTAGAAAATTTATCCTACACCAGTTCTGGATTGACAACTGCATATTATCATACTAGTGCCAGTGGTGCTTTTGGTGGAATACACTCTTTGAATATTTACAATAAAGGTGAAAACTTAAAATCTCTTCCAGTCGTTACCTCTGTTGCATCATCAACTGGTTCAGGAGCGGAGTTTAAGGTAACTTCTGATAATATTGGAACTATACTAGATACCAAGATTATGTTCTCTGGAATTGAAATTCCAGAAGATAAAACTTTAGCACCAAAAGCAGAATCTCAAGTACTTCTTACATTAGAAAATAATTTAAAAATATCCACTGTTGGAATTATTACTGGAGGAAAGAATTATAATCAACCACCAAAAATTATAGTTCCAGGTCATCCTGACGCAGTATTTGACGTTGAAGTTTTAGGTAATGCTGTGAATAAAGTTATTGTTGTATCTGGTTCTAGTGGTTTAAATGAAACCACTAGGGCAATACCGATTAACAATTCAAATGGTCTCCAAGTAACTGGTGCAGTTTCTATTGGAGGAACTGAAAATAGACTGTCAATTAAGTCACCACCTACAACGGGATTTACAACTGCAAATCCATTCCCATTCGAGATTGGTGATGAAGTTTTTGTTGAAAATATAGTAATTGATGCAGGTAGTGGTCAGGGATATAATTCTAGCGATTATAATTATCGAAATTTCACTATCACTGGAATTAATACCACAAATGGTGCTGAGAGCATTACATACTCGATTGTTGGTATTGCCGTAACTGGTGGAACATTTAACAATGCAAGTTCTTTTGGTTCAGTAGTTAAGGTAAGTGATTTAGTATCACTTCAACCACAATTTGAAAAAGCAATTTATAAAAAAGGAGAATTTGTAACTAGTCAATCTGGTTCTTCAGCAAAAGTAGTGGAGTTTGATAGTTCAAATGACACCTTAAAGGTAATTGATATTGACGGAAAATTCAAAAGAAATGATGTCATTGATGGAAATGCAAGTAACTTTAAATCAACTATAGAATCATTAGTAGAATATGATTTCAATCTTCAAGTTGATAGTACATTTGTAGATGGAAACACATGGAGTAATGATACTGGCAAGTTAAACAATAATGATCAAAGATTACACGATAATGATTTCTATCAAAGATTCTCATATGTAATAAGAGGTCCAATTCCATATGAAACATGGAGTGAACCAGTAAATAGTCTCGCGCACGTTTCTGGATACAAAAACTTTTCTGAATATGAAATAAGCAACGTATCAATTCCAAAAGTTTCAGTTGCATCAACTACTTCTGAACTTGCATTAAACTTGGAATTATTAAATTTAGCGTCAGTTCACGAAAGAAACTTTTATGATTTTGTTTCTGAGGTTACAGATAATCCAAATTTCTCAAAAGTAGTTAAATTTAATACTAAAGTAATTGCAGATTATAACGAATCAATCTCAAATAAAGTTCTATTGATTGATGATATTAGTTCTCAATTTAATGGGGTTAGTACAAGCGTTGGTGGTGGAATTACTGGTCTTAGCACTTTTACATTATTAAATGGTGGTAGCAGTATGCTTCATCATGTATTTGATCCTTCATCTTCTATTAATACAACAACCAATTTAATCACAATTACCGATCACAATTTCAATACAGGGGAAGAATTACATTATACTCCAAGCACAGGTAATATTGGTATTGCTGCTACTCACTCAATAGGAATAGGAATTAACACTACCGTTAATCTTCCATCAAAAGTTTATGTGGTTAAAGTAACTGATGATACATTTAGAGTTGCGATGGGATTATCTGAAACTAAATTATCACCACCGCATACAATTGGTTTTACAACTGTTACTGGGGTTGGAGCAACACACAGTCTATCAGTTGATAATACACTCGCGTTAACTAGGGGAATAATTGCGATTGATAACGTAATTCAGAGTCCTCTTTCACGAAAAGACATATCTGTCTCTCTTTCAAATGCAGTTGGAATCGGATCAACTGAACTCTTTGTGAATGATCCATCAAAATTTGTTGGAAATGATTTAGTAAAAATTGATGAAGAAATCTTTAGAATTTCTTCTGTAGGAATTGGTTCTACTAATTCTATGAATGTAGAGCGTGGATATATGGGTACTACCCCTGCTGCTCACTTAGTTGGAGCAGCATTTACCGCACTTTCTGGAGACTATAGAATTCAAAAAGGAAAAATACACTTTAAAGACGCTCCATATTCATCTAGCACATTTAATGGAAGAATATTCTACAGATTAGATTATGAAAAGAATAAAGTACTTGATGATATTTCTGAACAGTTTAATGGCACTCAAGATAAATTTGATCTGAAGACAAATGGTGTAGATGCTACCGGAATTAATACCAGTTTTGGTGCGATCTTAGTCAATAATATCTTCCAGAGACCATTTTACGATGATGTTGGATCACCATTAGCATCTGACTACACATTGCTTGGTGGTAATGTTGGCGCTGCATCAACAATTGATTTTAGTGGTATTCTTCCAGATGATATACCGAAAGGAGGAATTGTCGATGAAATTTCCCCAGTCACTACAAATCCTGGATTAAATTATCAAGTTCCAAGAGCAGGGGCAGCATCAACTGTATTCATTAACAATTCTGGTGCCATAACTGCTGTCGGTATTGCTAGTGATGGCGGTGGTGCAGGTTACTTAATTCCTCCAAAAATTTCAATTGCATCTACAACTGGAGTTGGTGCAGCAGTAACTGCCATTATAACTGACGGTCTCATAACTTCATTTGATGTGGTTTCCGCAGGTAGTGGTTATACTGCTACTTCTCCGCCAACAGTAATTATAACACCTCCAGGACCATATAAAAATTTACCACTTACAGGTGGAAATGGATCTGGAGCAACTATAGATGTTACTATAGGAATAGGTGGAACTGTAACTGAATTTGAGATAGCAGACAATGGTAAGGGTTATGAAGTTGGTGACGTTCTTGAACTTACTGGACTGGAATTCACTGCAGGTGTTTCTACTTCTCCGTTTAAAGTTACAGTTGAATCAAAACATCAAGATAAGTTTGCTGGATGGACATTTGGTCAACTCTTAGAACTTGATGATTTTAGTAATCAATTCAATGGAATACGAAGAGACTTCTATATAACAAGAACTGAAACTAGCACAGAGTTTTATAGTATTATCGCTAGAGATGGATCTGGCATTATACTTCAAAATAATTTGTTAATTTTTATCAACGATGTTCTTCAGAAACCAGGTATTGATTACATATTTAATGGTGGCACCAAAATTACTTTTACAACTCCTCCTATAGCAAATACTAAATTTAAGGTATATTTCTATACTGGTTCTAGTGCTGATTTTACCAATGAAGATGTAGATGAATCCATCAAGGTGGGTGATATTTTAAGATTGCAGAAATGGACTAATGGAGTTCCCTCTCAAACAAATAGAACAATTTATGAATTATCTGCTTCTGATACTGTAGAAACGGAAACCTATGGTGGAGGTGGTATTGTTGTTGATGGCAATTACTTAAGACCAACTATATGGAGAAAGCAAACCACTGATATGTTTGTCAATGGTGTAAAAATTTCAAAAGCAAGGAATTACTTAGAACCTGCTATCTTCCCGACTACTAATGCAATCACAAATTTAGAAAATGATGGTACTGAAGTATATGTAAAAGATGCTTGGTCTTTTAGTAAAATTGATGATACTCAAGGTACTTTGGATGATATTGTTATTGTTGGAGTTGGAACGACTGGAAACTCTATAACTGAAAACATAAATGGTGTTACATTTGCAGGTGACTACGGCATAATTACTGGGATTGTAACATCTACCACTGGAATCAATACAACATCTCCAATGATTGTGTTTGATGTAATTCCGGATCCAAATATTTTTGAACTTGGGTCTGTCGATCCTAGAAAAATTGCCAGGTCTGGCATTTCTACGGGTGATAAATTTGTTATAAGTAAAACACTCATAGGTAGCGGAGTCACTGCTCTAGTTGATTCTGTACTAAATCCCTTTGCTGGAGAATCTACCGATTTTATTGATTGTGTATATCATGCACACAGTGTTGTTCCTATTGGAAATGATACTGTTAGAATTTCGACTAATGTTCAGTCTATAAGTGGAATCAATACTTTGGGTCTCTCAACATATAGTACCAGTCATGGTTGCTTTAGTTGGGGTAAAATGAGTTTCTCCAGAGATGCTGGAGTAGCAAAGACATTTACTGCACAAACTGCAAATGGTGAAGCAGGATTAACAACTTCTACACACATTAGAAGACGGACTCAAATAAGACTGGCGAATACAGTATAAATAATCAAAATTGTCAAAGATCTTTTCTCGACATGTCAGCTATAATTACTGATCAATTCAGAATATTGAACGCTGAAACTTTTATTAAAAGTTTCACAGGTATTGGTACTACTGCCAATAATTACTATACATTTTTAGGACACCCGAATCCAACAGATGATGCTGTTGAAAATTATGGTGCTTCAGATTGGGCAACAAATCCCCCAGACCCTAAAGATTCTTTTAGGCAGGAAAATCTGTATCACGACAGTATGATGTTCCTTAAAAAAGTAACATCCAGTGATGTTGCGAGGGTTGTTCGTAGAATAAATTGGACGGTAGGAACCACATATGATGTTTATAAAAGTGATGTTGAAATTACAAATGCGTCTTTGGTTACTGATGCAAAGACACTTTACGAATCAAATTATTATGTAATTAATTCTGAATATAAAGTATATGTTTGTATAAGTAATGGAGCTAATCCAGAAAGACCAAAGGGAGAAAAATCCCTCTATGAACCAAACTTCGTAGCAACTTCTGTAAGTCAAGCAGGTGCTATTGATGATGGATATCGTTGGAAATATCTGTATACACTGACTCCTTCTGAAATTATTAAATTTACTACGGAATCATTCATGCCAGTTCCTCAAAATTGGGGTTCTGGTGAATCTGCAGCGGTGAGAGATGCTGCTGTTGATGGAAAAATTGAGCATGTAATTATTAAATCAAGAGGGTCTGGATATCAAAGAACTGGAGGTAGTTCTACTGCAACAATTACTGGGGTTCCTGTTCTTGGAAATGGAAGCGGAGCAACGGTTACTATTCAAATTTCTGGAGGGGAAGTTTCCACCGTTGTAGTAGAAAATGGTGGAAGTGGATACACTAAAGGACTCATACGATTTGACTCTCAAACTATTGCTGATCTTGCTGGAGGTGGAGCAGGTGCTGAGTTTGAAGTTTTAATTCCACCAAAAGGCGGACATGGAGCTGATGTTTATCGAGAACTTGGAGCATTCCGAGTCATGCTTTACTCTAAATATGATAATGAATCGGATTATATTACTGGAAATACTTTCTCTAGAGTTGGAGTCATAAAAAATCCAGTACAATTTACTGGCGATGAATTATATTCTGAGCAAACTGCAACCGCTTTAGGAGCGTTGAAATTAAAGTCTGCTACTGGAACTGGAACAACTGCAGGAACAAATTACGTACTCAATAGTCAGATAAGTCAAACAGTTGCTGTCGGACAAACTGCGATTGGTCGTGTTGCTTCTTGGAATCCAAATACTGGTGTCTTAAGATACTATCAACCAGTGGGTTTCGTAACTTCCACATATGAAGGAACTGCAGGAAATAGATTATATGATTTTGCTGGTGTTGAAGCGGAAATCGTTGGTGGCGTGGGTAGCAATTTGATACCTGATATAACTATGGATAACGTAAGTGCATTGACAGTCGGTGGATCTGTTGTCCAATTGGGTCAAACATTTAATGATGGAAAGGCAAATCCAGAAATTAAAAAATACTCTGGAGAAATAATCTATATAGACAATAGGGCACCGATCACTAGATCTGCATCGCAAAAAGAAGAAGTAAAAGTTGTAGTAGAGTTCTAAACAAATGACCCAGAATACCAATCTAAATGTTTCCCCATATTTTGATGATTTTAGTGAAAGTAACAACTACAATAAGGTTCTCTTTAAACCTGGATTTCCAGTTCAGTCTAGAGAACTAACGACTCTACAATCAATCTTACAGAATCAGATTGAGAGATTTGGACAATACTTCTTTAAAGAAGGGTCCATGGTTATTCCTGGTGGAAACTTTTTAGATACTTCGTATTTTGCTGTTCGGATAGATCCGCAATTTTTAAATATTCCAGTAAAAGAATATACAAAATATCTTGCGGATAATGAAATTGAAATTGAGGGAGAAACTTCAGGGGTCACTGCTAATGTGGTCAATAGACTTACTGATGTAGAGTCTGTTGATGGATACGACACTCTTTATATCAAGTATAAAAAATCTGGTCCAGATGGTACAACTAGAGAATTTATTGATGGAGAAAATCTGATAACAAGATCAGATATCGAATATTCAAATACAAGAATTGTATCTGGTGGTTTATTTGCGAGAACTATCGCATCAGAATCAACTAAAACTGGTTCTTCTGCATCAATTAGTGAAGGTATTTTCTTTATTAGAGGTTTCTTTGTAAAAGTACCATCTAGTTCAATCATTCTTGATCAATATTCAAATAGACCAAGTTATAGAGTTGGTTTGTCCGTAACAGAAGAGATTGTAAGTGCATCATCAGTAAATCAAGATCTCTATGATAATGCTAGAGGATTTTCAAATGAATCTGCTCCTGGTGCCGATAGATTTAGACTTTCAGTTGTCCTCACTAAAAAAGAATTAACTGACGCTGAAGACTTAAGTTTCGTCGAGTTAATGAGAGTTGAGAATGGAAAGAGAGAAGAGTTTGTAGAAAGAACAGAATTTGCTACGTTCAAAGAAGAATTAGCAAGAAGAACATTTGAAGAGTCTGGAAATTATTATATAAAACCATTCAAGGTTGAAGTTAGAGAATCTCTGAATGATAGGTTGGGGAACAGAGGATTATACTTTAGTAATCAAGTAACAAAGAATGGAAATACTCCATCAGACGATATTTACACCATTCAAGTTTCCCCTGGAAAGGCATATGTAAGGGGACATGAAATTGAAACACAATCAACAGTTTCGATTGATGCTGTAAAACCAAGAACAGTTCGCAGTAAAGAAAATGCGTCTCTTCCAATTAAGATTGGAAATATTGCAAAGGTAGAAAACGTATATGGATCTCCCACTATTGGATTTGAAAATTATGTAATTAATCTAAAAGATCAAAGATTGGGTTTAGGTAGAACTGAAACAGGCGCTACTATTGGTCACGCAAGAGTATTTGACTACAATGAAAATAGTCCTGTTGGAGCAGCAACTGCTAGATATGACACTAGACTATATGATGTTGAAACATTTACGAATGTTACCGTTGGCACTGCACTCACTGCCGCCGAGAGTGCTTACGTAAAGGGCGTTTACAGCGGTTCTAGCGGTTTCTTAGTCAGTGCGGCATCCAATGCCACCATATTGTCATTATCAGGCGTTAGAGGCGAATTTCAGTTAAATGAACCATTAGAAATTAATGGCAACTCTGTAGGAAGAAATATTACTGCAGTAAGAAAATTTGATTTTTCTGATGTCAAATCATTACATAGAACCGTAGGTGTATCCACGTTTGCTGGAGACGTGGTTTTATCTAGACCAAAACAAGCATTTACAGAAAGATCTAATTTCAGAATTAATCATTCAACTAAAAAAGTTACATCTACAAGTGTTGCTGACTTTAGATCTCTAGTCAAAGTCGGTGATATTGTTAGATATCCAAAGCAAGCAGGAACTGTTCCAACATTTAACAGAGTAACTGCTGTAGCAGCAGGTGAATTGAGTATTGATGCAATTCCATCTGTTACCGGAATTTGCGATGGTACTCTCTCGGAGACTGTAGTTACAAATGATTTTGATGTCATTACTGGTGCATTACAACAGTCCGATAAACCTGGTTATAGGATACCCCTTCCAAACAGATATATTTCTTCAATCAATCTTTTAGATAGTACTTATATTGTAAGAAAGCAGATATCTAAAAACATAACCAGTGCAGTAGAATTTACCTTTAATATTTCCGACCTTGGAGATAATGATTTAAAATTTGAACCATATACAAGTTCTACTTACACTCTGACTTGGGAAGAGGGACAAATTGAAGTTTTACAAGATGCTCAAGTTACTCTAAACAACGATCTAACAACAGTAACATTTAGAGGATTATCTAGAACAGGAAATGGAACATTAACATTTACTGCGAAAAGAACAAAACTTCTTTCTAAAACAAAATCAATCAAAAGATGTGAAGAAGTTATCATAAACAGATCTAAGTTATCAGGAGCAGGCATAGGGGCAACTACGTTTAATAACGGACTTAACGGTCCAAATCAAAATGGTGGTGCAGACTTCCCATATGGAACTAGAGTAGAAGATCAAGAAATTTGTTTAAACTTTCCAGAGATTTATAGAGTTCTTGGTGTTTTCCAATCAAGTGGAGTCGGTGAGGCAACACTTCCTTCATTCACTTCTTCAAGTCAATCCTCCGTATTTACCAATAATGTTGTAGTTGGAGAACAAATAATAGGTGCATCCTCTGGATCTGTAGCAAGGGTTGTCGAAGTTACTAATTCTTCAAAAGTGGAGTTTGTCTATGAAAATGAGAAAGCATTTGAAATAGATGAATCATTTACTATGATGACTTCTGGAATTGTTGGAACAATAGGTTCCATTGTCATTGGCGATCCTAATATTGGAGATTCATATACTTTAGACAAAGGACATAGAGAAGATCATGTAGATTTTGGTAGAATTATTAGAAAAGATGGCATACAAGAACCTACACGACAACTTAAAATTATTCTCGACAGGTATGAAACAAATGAAAGTGTTGGAACTGTTGAAAGTGTAAACAGTTATAATGGATTAAATTACACTAAAGAAATTCTAAATGTTATTGATATGTCAGCAAATGATTTTATCGATATTCGTCCAAGAGTTTCTCCATATTCTACATCAAGCACGAAGTCACCATTTGATTTTGATTCAAGATCATTTGTAGCGTCTTCTTCAGAAACAATTGTTTCAAATAAAACTGTTGTTCTTGATTATAGTTACTATCTTGGAAGAACAGATAGATTATATTTGCTGAGAGATGGTACGTTTGAATTAATTAAAGGAGTTCCATCTGAAAATCCAAAAGCTCCAGTCAAAAATGATGAAGCAATGGAAGTTGGCATCCTTTATATGGATCCATATATTTTTGATGCCAAAGAAAATTCCAGATTAAAATTGACCCCACACAAACGATATACCATGAAGGATATCGGTGTGTTAGAAAGTAGAATTAAAAATCTTGAAGAATACACCACTCTTTCTCTATTAGAGACAGACACAAAAAATTTACAAATTAAAGATTCAAATACAGGATTAGATAAATTTAAATCTGGATTCTTTGTTGACAATTTTAAAGGACACTTGAATCACAATCTTCGTGGGGATTCATTCTTTGATATAGACAGAACAAAGAGAGAATGTAGACCAAGGTCAACTGAGAGAAATGTTTCACTGGGATTTGAAACAGTAACTACTATTGCAGATCCAGTAAATGCTGACTATGCTTGGGCAGAAGATTTTGAAGATTCAAACATTACCAGAAGTGGCCCTGGTCTTACTCTTAATTATGAAGAAGTGGAATACATCGATCAACCACTTGCAACAAGGACAGAGAACCTCAATCCATTCCACATTACTCTCTTCACTGGAGTAGTAACTTTAACTCCAGAATCTGATTTCTGGGTAGAAGAAAATGTTCTTGATGTTTCAAATTCAACAGAAATTGATAGTGCTTTCCAAGCGATTGCAGATTTGCTTGGCGTTGATGATCGTGAAAATGGTGGAATGGCATCAAGTATTTGGAACACAAGTGATATTTCTTGGAATGGGCAAGAATTAATTTCTGAGGAAACTGTTCGTGATGAGGTTATCCGTCAAGAAAACAATACTTGGTTAGCAAGTGGAGGAGGTAGAAGACCATGGTGGACAACTACCACGACCACAAGAAGTACAGATGTTCTCCAAACATTTGAAACTACTGGTTTAGAAACTATCACTGGACTAGAATTAACTTCTACAGATCAGTTAACTAGTCTTGGCAACACAGTTGTAAGCACAGAAACTATATTTACTGTTAGGTCTAGAAATATTGAATTAAATGCAACTAATTTGAAACCGAATACAAGATATTATGTTTTCATGGAAAACGTGGACATGAATGCGTATGCGGTTCCTAAGAGATTGCCAATTACAATGACTACTGGATCATTTGTTTCGGGAGAAATTATTGAGTCCGTAGACTTCTTCTCTGGAGTAGCCAGGTCTTTACCATCAGCAGATTCCGCAAGAATTATTGCTAGAGTTGCACAAGCAGATCATAAAATTGGTCCGTTTAATGCTCCAACACAAACTTATGGTGACTTATCCTCTACTTATTCTAATACGAGTAGTGTATTGAATATTGATACTGCCGATCTTGCTCTATTAACAAGACCAGATCGTTTAGGTTGGGTAAGACCAGGACAAGTGCTTGCTTCCCGTAGTGGACAATGTGTTGTCAATAACATCGAATTGATGACTGATGACACCGGAACACTTATTTTCTCATTACATATTCCAGATCCAACTAATCGTTCCAATCCTCGTTTCTCAACTGGGTCGAATAATATAACAATTACGACAAGTCCAACGAATGCATCAATTCTTGATCCAGGAGAAAGTAAAGTCAATGTTACATATCAATCAAGTGGAATCAGACAAAATTTAGAAGAACAAATTCTTTCTATCAGACAACCACAAGTTCAAGAGCAAATTATTCTTGAAGATCAACCGGTCTCACAAATTACTGAAAGTCTTGAAGAAAATATTATTGTACAAGACACAAATACAGCAGTCTCTGGATGGTTTGACCCGTTAGCACAATCATTCTTTGTGAATACAGAACAAGGAAGCGATGGTGTCTTCATTACAAGTGGAGATGTTTATTTTAGGTCTAAAGATCCAGATATTCCTGTGACTGTTCAAATTAGAACTATGAGAGATGGTTCTCCAACAAATACTGTCGTTCCCTTTGGAGAAACTCAATTGCAACCTGATGAGGTGCTTCTTTCTCAAGATGGTTCTGTTGCTACTAGATTTACGTTTAGTACACCAGTCTATTTGCAGAGTGGAACTGAATATGCTCTTGTGCTCATATCTCCAACTTCCAAGTATCTGACATATATTACTAGAATGGGTGAAGTTGATTTGCTTCTTAACTCTGTTTACAACAGACAACCATATCTTGGTTCTCTGTTCAAATCACAAAATAATACAACTTGGGATGCTTCTCAGTTAGAAGATTTGAAATTTAAGTTATTCAAAGCAAAATTCCCTGTTAATACTCCATCTACGGTTATATTCTATAATAATGAACTGCCTATGGGCAAAATTAGAAAGAGTGATCCATTAACAGTATATTCTAAGAGACAAACTATTTCAATTGCTGCAACTACATCAGAATTTGCACAAGGAACCACAATGATTCAGGGATCTTCTTCTAGAAGTGGCAATGTATTCTCTTCTGGTGGTCCTGTTGATATGGTCAATGCCACAACTTCTCTGACATTAACTGGTGCTGGAATTGGTATTCCTGAAGGAACATTTACTGGTATTGGATTTACTACACTTTCAGGAAATGGTTCTGGTCTCGAAGTAACTCTCAATACCACTGTTGCAACTGGAGTTGGAACCATAACTGTTACCAATGGTGGAAGTGGTTATCAAGTCGGTGATTTACTTCTTAGTAATAAAATTGGCGACAGTGGAAGTGGAGCAAGAGTAACAGTTGGTATAGTTACTATGACAAATAAAATTACATTAGATGATGTAACTGAAAGTTTTGTTGTCGGAACTGCATTAACACATACCGATGGGGGAGGAACTGATGCAGATATTACTGCACCTACTGCTGTAGATTCTGACATTGTTAGAGATGGATTTACGTTCAAAGTAGATCATAGAAATCATGGAATGCACGCTGGAGGAAACGTAGTTAAAATTGAAAATGTTATTGGTGATGTTCTTCCTACCTCATTGACATCAAAAGTTGATGATGATTCGACAACTATTGATGTAGTTGATGGAACCAACTTTGCATCATTTGAAGGTGTTGCTGTAAGTGGAATTCATACTGGTTATGTTAAAATTGATAAAGAAATTATTTCTTACAATTCAATTAATGGTAATGAAATTACCATTGCTGCTAGAGAAATTGATGATTCACTTAAGTCCGATCATGGAGAGGGGTCAATTGTAAATAAGTATGAATTTAATGGAGTATCTCTTCTGAAAATTAATAAAGAACATACACTGGACAACAGAGACAAAACTTTTAATTCTTATCTTGTTAAGATTAATAATGAGAGTAAGGCATTCAATACCACCATACAAGGTGGAGGTGCCCAGGTTAACGCTTCTCAAAATATTCCTTTTGAATATGTAAGACCAGATTTAAATGCAATTACACCTTCTGGAACATCAATCAATGCAAGGGTTAAAACTACTTCTGGAACAAGTATAAGTGGTTCTGAAATATCATTCCAGGATAAAGGGTATGAAAATATTGCAATTAATAAATTGAATAATTTTGATGATCCAAGAATTGTAGCATCTAAGACAAATGAATTTAATATTTTAGGTAATCAAAAGTCTTTTGCATTGGAACTGACATTACAAACTAGAAATGAGAATGTATCCCCTATCATTGATTTGGAAAGTGCAAACATAATTGTAATGAGCAATTTGGTTAATGATGAAGTTTCAGATTATGAAACTGATAGTAGAGCAAGACTTACTGGTCTTGATCCTAATGCTGGAATTTATGAAACTCAAAGAATCAATTTGGAGTTTGCATCCAATTCACTTTATGTTCAATTCGATGGACACAGAGAAGCAGAAGCAGATTTCCATGTATTCTACAAGTTGTTTAATAGTGGAAGTTCTGATGGAGATCAGGTATATATTCCATTCAATGGAAATGGATCGCCAGATAAGGTTATAAATCCAAATGACGGATATAACAAATTCAGTGATTATAAGTTCACTGCAGACAATGTTCCACAGTTTAATAGTTTCATGATTAAAGTTGTAATGACATCTACAAATCAGGCAAAAGCACCTAGATTTAAAAACTTTAGAGCGATAGCATTGAGATCTTTTGAAGATGAGTGATTATTTAAAAGTCGAAAATGAAAACTCTCTAGTTAGAGAGATTGATTCAAATGCAATTATCAATACAAATAAAAGTGACTATGAAAAATTCTTGAATCTTTCTAGAAAAAAGTATCAAGAAAAGAAAGAATATGAAGATTTGAAGTCTGATGTGAAGTCTCTGAAAGATGATATGAGTGAGATTAAATCACTCTTGAAAAGTATTGTGGATAAATGAATTATAAATATGTAAAGATAGACCCTAACTGACAGTAATGGCAGCATATGTTAGTAACATTGTAATCGATGTGGGCGCTGATTTTAATCAGACGTTCAACCTTGAAGATATTGCAAATGCACCTTTGGATCTTACTGGTTATACCGGTGCATCTAAGATGAAAAAACATCATTCATCTTTGACAACTGCTGCTACCTTTACCGTATCATTTCCCAATAGAGGTCAAGGTATTATGAAAATTGCCTTACCAGCATCCACAACTAATGGATTGAAACCAGGAAGATACGTTTATGACGTTCTATTGAACGACGGATCAGAAAAGACCAGGGTTATTGAAGGTAGTGCGATTGTTACTGCTGGAATTACCACGACTAGTTAAACTCTATGGCAGACATTAAAGTCAGACTTGGATCACAAAATGCCGTAAAGGTTCTGTCATCATTCAAGGGTGGTGGAGGTTCTACCTTAACTGGTTTAAGTGACGTTGACATTGGTTCAGGTCTCCAAAACGGCATGGTTTTAGTATACAACACAACAACATCTAGATGGGAAGCAACTTTAGAGTTGACACCAGGAAACACCCAGAATTTGGACATTAATGGAGGAAATTTCTAAGCCATGGCAAGTATTATAAGGGTAAAACGATCTACAGGAACTACCGCTCCGGCGAGTCTAAACTATGGTGAACTTGCGATTACCATTGGAACTGGTACGCAAGCAAATAAAGGTGGCAGACTGTTCGCTGGAGATAACAATCAAGACGATCAGGTAGTCGGTGGTCGTTATTATACCGACTTGATGGCACATGGTCCTGGTTTGGTTGCTGCAACTACAAACCCAACCACTGCATCAAATGGATTTGTTGCTATTGTTGATCAAAACCGAAAGGTCGATCAATGGAACGTAGATAATTTAACTTTAGATGGAAATACGTTATCATCCACAAATACTGATGGAGATATTGTCTTAGACCCTAATGGGTCTGGTGAAATAAACATTCCAGACGATACTTTTTTAAGTTTTGGTGCCGGAAAGGATTCCAAGATAGAGTATGATGAAAATGGCAATGATAGACTCAAGGTAAGTGGTGCTGATTGGGAATATGTTGATGGTGTTGCACTTATTTTATCAGATACAACAAATGCAACTAGTAAAGATACTGGTTCACTCATAACTGAGGGTGGAGTTGGAATTGAGAAGGATCTTCATGTTGGTGGTGGTGCAGTTATTGCTGGTGTTGTCACATTTACTGGTGAATTCCAGGCTGATGCTATTGGTATTTCATCCAACGTAATCTCAACTCTTCCAGGGACAGGAAATATCCTTTACATTGACCCATATCCCGATGGATTAAGCAATGAAGGTCAGGTTGTTATTAAAGGTGACCTGCAAGTTGATGGTACAACAACTGTTGTTAACTCAACTGCTGTTTCTGTTAATGATCCCATCTATCACGTTGGTGATGTAACAAGTAATAGAACTGTTACAATTCCGGTTGTCGCTGGCGTATCTACAATCGCGTTAGATTCCGTAACGGGAATCAACACAGGCGATCAAATTGCAGCGACAGGAATTGCTGTGGGTGGAATTGGTACAGTAACTGCTATCGATATATCCAATAAAACTGTAACATATAATGGAACTTCGCAAGCTCCAGGTATTACTACAACATCTCAGGTTGTCATAACTCATGGTTACGACTCTAATACTGACAGAGGTATTTCTTTCAACTATAATATTTCATCTGGTGTAGCAAATAATAAAACTGGATTCTTTGGATTTGATGATAGTGAACTTTCTAATAGTTCAGTAACTGCAACTAATCATGGAACTCATGGTGATGGAAGTAGAAAGTGGACTTATATCCCAGATGCAACTGTATCGAGTAGTGTTGTCTCAGGAACCAAAGGTTTCTTAGATATTAAAGGTATTTACTATCAGTCTGGTAACTTCAGCAGTGGTGGTGCTGTCTACTTTGACAGCGATGGTCTGCAAAGATCAACTAATGCTCCAACTGATGCAGGTAATACACTAACATCTACACAGATTCTGACCGCTGTAAGTGAAATTGTACTTACAGTATCATCAAGTAGTTATACACAAGGTGCTCAAATTACTCAGCAGAATAATAGTTCTGCTTATGGTGTAGTTAAAACCACTGTAAATAGTGGTACAGCAGTAACGTTGATTGGTGTTCAGGGAACATTCAACACAACTGATGATTTGGTTGTAAATGGAACATCCAATTCTATTACTCCAAGTGATGTAGCGACTACATATACTAACAAGCCAACTTGGACTGACACTATAGACGGAGGAACGTTCTAGCCTTATGAATAAAGAAGTTGATGTGAATATTTTGATTAAAAATTATCATGCAAAAATATCTTCATTAATGAATCAGAATATTCTCTTAGAAGCAAAACTTGAGTCTCTAACTCAAGACTATATTGAACTACAAAAACAGGCACAGACAGAAGATTTTCAAGAACAAGGTATCGAATAATGAGTCAACCATCGACCAGACAAGAATTGATCGATTATTCTCTTAGGAGACTCGGATATCCTGTTCTTGAAATTAATGTAGATGATGACCAAATTGAAGACCTTGTAGATGATGCTATTCAACACTTTCAAGACTATCATTATGATGGTGTTGAGAGAATGTTTTTGAAACATAAAGTTACAGAAGCAGAAAAAACAACATTAAAAACCGGTGTCACTACTACTACAGCAACCTCTGGAATTGGTGTTACTTCTGTAAATTGGGATGAAGGTCAGAACTTTCTCCAACTCCCTGATCATGTAATTGGTGTTGAAAAAGTATTTAAGTTAGATAATAGCACTATTTCAAGTGGGATGTTTAGCATTAAATATCAAATTTTCCTAAATGATTTATATTACTATGGAGCACTTGATCTTTTAAATTATTCGATGACCAAAACATATTTGGAAGATCTTAGTAGACTAATTACTCCAGATGTTCAAATAAGGTTTAATAGAAAAAGAGGCAGATTATATCTAGACATTGATTTAAGTGATTTAACCGATGATGATTATATCATTCTCGATTGTTATAGATTAGTCGATCCAGCGGATGCTAGTAAAATTTACAATGATTGGTGGTTAAAAAAATATACTACTGCTCTAATAAAGAAACAGTGGGGACAAAATCTAATCAAATTCCAAGGAGTGATGCTTCCTGGTGGAGTGTCTTTGAATGGAAGACAAATTTATGATGATGCTGTAAGAGAAATTGAAGAATTAGATAGAGAGTTAAGAGAGACATACGAACAACCACCGCTTGATTTAATAGGTTGATGTATCATGCCATTAAACTCTTACTTTTTACAGGGATCACCAACTGAGCAAAGACTTGTTCAAGATTTAATCAATGAACAGTTGAAGATGTATGGGCAAGATATTGTATATCTTCCAAGAAATGTAATAAACAAAAATACAATTTTAAGAGAAATCACTGCTTCCGGTTTTGATGATTCATTTAGATTAGAAGCGTATCTCTTAAACTATCAAGGATTTGAGGGGTCTGGAGATATCCTTTCTAAATTTGGTGTTCAAAGCACAGATGCAGTTACATTTATAATTTCTAAGGAAAGATATGAAGATTTTATATCTCCGATGCTTGCAGACAGAAATGAAATTGTATTATCAACGAGACCTCAGGAAGGAGATTTAATTTATTTTCCTCTTGATAATACAATGTTTGAAATTAAGTACGTAGAGGGAAAGAAACCATTTTACCAACTTAACAATCTTTATGTTTATCAACTAAGTTGTGAGGTAGCAGATCTTGCTGCAGATGATGAAATTTCAACAGGTATAGAAGCAGTTGATCAATCTGTTACAGATTTTGTATTTACTACTACCATGACAATGGTTGGGGTTGCGGCATCTTCTGCGACAACTACCATACAATTGGCAAAGGATGTTGCTGCTACGAATACTGGAAATTCTGTAGGTCTTATTGATTTAATCAATGATGGAACTGGTTATACTGCACCACCACTCATTAGAATTTCTAAAGCACCTTCAGAGGGTTTAGATGCCACCGCTGTGGCAATTATGACTAGTAGAACTGGTCAAGTTGGACAATCAATTGATAGTATTCAAGTAACCAATCCAGGATTTGGATATACAGTCCCACCAGTTATCACTATCAGAAGTCAAAATGCAGTTGGTGGCGGTGGAATTGCAACAGCAGTTTTATCTTCTGGTTCACTTGCTGCACCGACTGTGACTGACGGTGGTGATGGATATATAGTGTCGGAACCTCCAGTAGTCGCTATTGGAACCGCTCCTGTAGGGGGCACCAATGCTACCGCAGTCGCAATTGTTAACACAAATGGGGAAGTTGCAAGTATCCGTTATACAAACGCTGGTGCAGGTTATACAGTAGCACCATCAATCACTATCAATCCACCAGATACAGGAGAAGTCGAGGAAAATTATATCTTTAAAGAAGTTGTGAGGGGAGTTTCTACAGGGACTACCGCTATTGTTTCTGATTGGGATAGAGATACTAGAATTCTTGAAGTAAGTAGAATTACTTCGCCTGGATTTACTATTGGAGAATTTGTTGTTGGAATTGGAACAACATTAAATGGTTCGGATGCTAAATATCGAGTATCTACAGTATCAAAGCAAGACGATGATGATACCTTTGCAGATAACGAACCATTTGAAACTCAAGCAAATTCAATTTTAGATTTTACAGAATCTAATCCCTTCGGAGAGTACTAATGTTAGGAACTTATTATTATCACGAAATTATACGAAAGACAATCATATCTTTTGGAACTTTGTTTAATACAATTGACATTAAGCATAAGACTCAAGATGGAAAAAATTATTCCACAGTGAGAATTCCTGTTGCTTACGGTCCTGCAGAGAAGTTCTTGGCAAGATTAGAACAGAAACCAGATGTAAGAAAAAGAGTGGCGATTACTCTGCCCAGAATTGCATTTGAATTATCATCGATTACATATGACAACTCTAGAAAGGTTTCGACAATGCAAACCTTTAAGGCATTCACTAAAGATGGATCAAAATTAGCAAGAAAAGTTTTCATGCCTGTTCCGTATAATTTGGGATTTAGACTTTCGATTATGTCTCAGTATAATGAAGATGCCCTGCAGATATTAGAGCAGATTCTTCCATACTTTCAACCATCTTTTAATATCACAGTTGATTTAGTTGCTGCGATTGGAGAAAAAAGAGATATCCCTATGGTATTAGATAATATATCTTTTGATGATAACTACACTTCAGGGTACGACGAGAAGAGAGTTATTATTCATACATTAGACTTTACTGCTAAGACGTATCTGTTTGGTCCAGTTGCAGATAACAGTGAAGGTCTCATCAAGAGGGTTCAGGTGGATTATGCAACTAATACAAACAGAAAGGAAACAACTAGATCACTCAGATATGTTGCAACACCTAGAGCACTTAAAGACTATAATGATGATAACATCACAACACTTGCAGAGGATATAACGGAAACCAAAACCCAGTTTACTGTGGCCAATGCTTCCAATTTGGTTGAACAAAGTTACATTGCAATTGGTGGGGAGTTAATGTTTATTAGAAAAATTGATAATGAAACGCTCCTTGTAAATAGAGGAGTAGATGGAACTAGAACAGATGCACACCTTACAGGAGCATCTGTTGATGTTGTAAATAATGATGATAATGCATTAGTTGAAGTTGGTGACGATTTCGGATTCAGTGAAGAACGATTTGACTTTGCTGATGGTAGAACATTTAGTCCAAGTAAAGGTATTGACTTATGAATGAGAATTTTGACAAGATAAGTGATTCTCTAGATATTGAAGTTCAGGCAGGAGAAATAGTAAAAGAGACTAAACAGAAACTCAGAGATATTAACAAGAAAGATGATCCTACAGCGGATTATGAATATACCCGTGGTAATTTGTATTCTTTGATTGAAAAAGGTCAGGAAGCAATCAACGGTATTCTTGAACTAGCACAAGAAGGGCAGCAACCTAGATCATACGAAGTTGTTGGACAACTTATCAAAAGTGTTGGAGATGTATCAGATAAGTTGATTGACTTGCAGCAAAAGATGAAGGATCTAAATAAAGAAGATGCTAAATCATCTCCTACTACTGTAAACAATGCGTTGTTCGTTGGTTCAACAGCAGAGTTACAAAAATTATTAAAAGACGGATTCAAGCAAGAATAATGCCAGCAGTATCTAGAGCACAACAAAAGTTCATGGGTATGGTACGTGCCGCCCAAAAAGGTGATATGGAAAATCCATCACCAGAGGTTGCTGCGGTTGCTGCCTCGATGAAGAAGAAAGATGTAAAGGATTTTGCTTCAACTAAACATAAGGGTTTGCCCGAAAAGAAAGAAGTTAAAGAAGAAGATAATTATAGTCAAAAAAAGAAAGAGTTGAAAAAAACTGCACCACCAAGAAATAAAAGATTTAAAGAAATTCACTCTGGTACAAACACTGCAGGAAATATTGATGTTAATGAAATGAAGGGATATGGAGAAGAGAGATTCTGCGAACTTTGTGGTAAGAAAGAATATCGTGAGGAGTGTAGTTATGGTCCCAAAATGTGGGATATGTTTACAGTAAAAAACTTCAGTAAGTCTGTTGTTGTTCCGGGAAAGGCAACATATGAAGAAACTGATCATTCAGACTGGAGACAAGAATTTAAAGAAGAAGGACTTCGTGATTGGTTTGGTAAATCAAAATCAAAAGGTGGAAAACCAGGTTGGGTACAAGTAGTATCAGGAAAACCTTGTGCTCGTCAACCAGGTCAAAAGTCAACACCCAAGTGTGTTTCTTCTGCTAAGAGAGCATCTATGACAGAGAAAGAGCGTAAATCCGCTCAAAGAAGAAAGAGAGCAGCAGATCCAAATCAACCACAAAAGACTGGTGCGGCAGCACCAACATATGTCTCTACTGACAAGAAAAAAGATGTAAACGAAACGTATCTGCGAATACAGGAAAGAGGTAGAACTTATACTATAGTTTTAAATTGGAGAGGAAAGACTATTACAACCCAAATGTTTTTCGCTAATTTTAACAGACCAGCGAAATCGGAAGTAGTTAAAGAAATCAGGAAAATTTATCCTAATGCCATGGTTCTTTACTATAATCCTGTCAGGAGAGATCCTACTCTACCACTGTTGTTTGCAGGAGAACCTAATGAATCCAGATGACATTCAGTTACAAAACTTGAGCAAGAGTTTTGAATATACAAAACTAGCTAGAGAAATTGATACGTGTAACAATGTAGAAGAACTTAAGAACATAGCAAAGTGTTATGTCAAACTTTACTTAAGAACACAAGAAACAGTAGCGTCTATAGGAAATATTTAAATTATGTCTGACAATATCTATTTGGGGAATCCTAACCTTAAAAAGGCAAACACCCCAATTGAATTTACCCAAGAACAGATTGCCGAGTTTATTAAGTGTAAGCAAGATCCTGTTTACTTTGCAAAAAAATATGTCAAGATTGTGAGTTTGGATGAAGGTCTTGTACCATTCATTCCATATGATTTTCAAGAAAAACTCATTAAAAACTTTCATGAAAACAGATTCAATATCTGTAAGATGCCACGTCAGACTGGTAAATCTACAACATGCGTATCATACCTTTTACATTACGCTGTTTTCAATGATAGTGTCAACATTGGTATCCTAGCAAACAAAGCAGCAACTGCTAGGGAATTACTTGGTAGGTTACAAACTGCTTACGAAAACTTGCCAAAATGGATGCAACAAGGTATCATAGCATGGAACAAAGGATCTCTGGAACTAGAAAATGGCAGTAAAATTTTGGCAGCATCTACATCTGCATCTGCTGTCCGAGGTATGTCATTTAACATCCTCTTTCTCGACGAGTTCGCGTTCGTCCCGAATCACGTTGCTGACTCGTTCTTTGCCTCTGTTTATCCTACTATTACTTCTGGTAAAAGCACGAAGGTAATCATTGTTTCTACTCCACACGGTATGAATCACTTCTACCGTTTGTGGCACGACGCAGAAAAAAGAAAGAACGAATATATTCCAACTGATGTTCACTGGTCTGAAGTTCCAGGTAGAGATGCAAAGTGGAAAGCAACCACAATTGCCAATACATCAGAACAACAGTTCAAAATCGAGTTTGAGTGTGAATTCCTTGGTTCTATTGATACTCTGATATCTCCTGCTAAACTAAGAGCATTGGTATATGAAAATCCAATGACCAGGAATGCAGGATTGGACTTATATGAAAATCCAATAGAAGGTCATGATTATGTTTGTACAGTTGACGTTGCGAGAGGAGTCAGTGAAGATTACTCTGCATTTGTTGTCGTAGATATTACAGAATTTCCTCACAGAGTGGTGGCAAAGTATCGGAATAATGAAATCAAACCGATGCTATTTCCAAATATCATCTATGAAGTAGTAAAAAATTATAATAATGCATTTGTTCTCTGTGAAGTAAATGACATTGGAGATCAAGTTGCATCAATCTTAAACTATGATTTAGAGTATCAAAATCTACTCCAATGCTCCATGAGAGGTAGAGCGGGTCAGATTGTTGGTCAGGGATTCTCTGGTAAAAAAACACAACTTGGCGTTAAGATGAGCAAAACTGTGAAGCAGGTCGGTTCACTAAACCTCAAAACAATGATTGAAGAGGATAAGGTTCTCTTCAAAGATTATGAAATTATCTCCGAGTTGACTACCTTTATCCAAAAACGTAATTCATTTGAAGCAGAGGAAGGTTGCAATGATGACCTGGCAATGTGCCTGGTAATTTATGCGTGGTTGGTCCAACAGGATTATTTTAAAGAATTGACTGACCAGGATGTCCGTAAGAGATTATACGAAGAACAAAAAAATCAAATTGAACAGGATATGGCACCATTTGGTTTCATGTCAGATGGATTAGATGATGATAGTTTTGTGGATGCAGAAGGCGATAGATGGTATACTGATGAGTATGGTGATAGATCATATATGTGGGAGTATCACTGATGAATATAGAAGAACAGTTTGGATTAGAACACTTACTGTTTAAAGAAAGAAAATGTAGAATATGTGGAGTCACTAAAGACTTAATTGATGGATTTTATTTAATCCGAAAAAATAGAGGTATGTTTCCATCATCATATTCTTATGAATGCAAAGAGTGTACAAAAAAGAGAATAATTAAAAATAGAAAGATAGATACAGGTAGTTGGGAATATCCAGACTGGTAGTTCATGCATTGTTTCCCCGGTGAAAAGGTTAGTTTTTCTAAATAGTTTTAGTAAA